ATCCAGCTGTTGTGCTTAGGACCCTTGATCTCCCGCTGCCCGATCTTCGAGCGCGCGATCGTCAGCCACTTCGGCTCGCCACCCGCCGCGGCGGCGGCAGGCGCCCAGGTGCCCCCGATCGCCGCCATGACGAGGTCGTATTCGGCCTGGTCGATCTTCGCGCCGTCAGCATCGCGCGAGGCCCGCCACGCGGCCATGAAAGCGTCGTGATCCTTCATCGTCCTGTCCTCCCTCAATTCTGCCGGTGATAGGTTTCGAGCGTGCCGATGCGCCCTTCGTCGGCTTCCAGCCTGCGCTCGACCTCGCGGCGGAACGCCTCGTATTCAACGCGCGACACCGCTCCGCTCGCTCCGGCCGTCAGGTTCTCGATCTTGCTGTTGATATCGGCAGCGAACCACACCACCGATCCCGCCGTGATCAGCATCGGCGCGAGGTTGAGGATCACCGTGCCCAGCAGCCAGAGCTTGAACTTGTCGAACTTGCGATCGACCCGCTCGTCGATCTTTTCGTGCAGCCGTTTTTCCTCAATCTCGTCGCTTTCTTCCGAACGACGACCAAGCATCTGCTCCACCGTCGCGGCGATCATCAGACGCATCTGCTCGGCGTTCCCGTCCCGGCCTTCGACAATGTCAACCATGCCGCCCCCAGCGAAGGATGGGCCATGCAATCAGGCCGAGCGGCAGCAGGGGAAGGGCGAGGAACCGGATCACGAAGCCAACCCAGGGTTGACCAAGGCCGTCCGCAGGCTGTTGGTCAGGCCCTTCAGCTCGTTAACCAGGGCGATCGCGCTGTCGAGGTCGGTTGCGTCGGCTGAAGTTGCAGCGGCGCTTACACTTTGCTGCCCAACCGGGGGGGCTCCGAAGAAGCCGATCACCGGTCCGATCCGACCAACAGTCAGGGCCGGGTTGGTCGTCAGCTCACCGGCATTGAAGCCGTGGATCGACAGATGGCCCTTGGCGGGATCGGTAAACCACTTGAAGCCGTCTGTCCGATAGGAACCGGATTCCCACCATTCGGTGAGCAAGGCCTTGCCACCACCCGGATGGACCGTCTGCGCGATCTCGGGCACGTCATTGCTGAAGAACAGCTTACCATCAGGCTTGTAATTACGCCTGAAACGGGTGTCGCTTATGAAGCCGCCGTCGTTGGTCAAGACAGTGTTGGCGAAAGCGCCGATAATCGTGTTGTCCTCGACGAAGTTGGTGCCGGGTTCTTCGTCCGAGATACCGCCACAAACCCACTCGGTCGCGTCGATGATGTTGGACCGGATGGCTATGCCCTTCGATCGCTGAATTGTGATTTTGCCATCGAACATCTGGCAATTGGTAATCAGTGCGCCCAGGTCGACGTCGCGCACGGCGACCAATGCATTGTCCGCATGGTTGACCAGCACCCCGGTGACGGTGCTGTGGCCATTGTTCGGCACGTCGGTCCCGGTGATCAGAAGGCAGTCGTAATTGTCGTTGATCGAGCCGCCGGTCCAATTGATGTTGCCGGACGCCAGATCCACCGCTTCGCGGCAACCGCGAGCTCGGCAATTGTCCCACGTCGTGTATTCGGCCGCCCGGACGCCGAGATCGTATCCTTTCCAGCAGTTGAAGACGCTGACGTCGCTCGCGCTCAAGGTGGTGAGGCGGCTCGGCGTCTCGTTTCGCGGCAGGATCGCGCGGTTCGCGAAATTCATGATCATCGTGCCGCGCAGCGTGCTCGCCTTGTCCATGTCGAGCAGCAGGGCGCTACGATCCGCAGCTGGCGAAGCGACGTCGTTCTTGGCCCCCGTGTCGTTGGCGGTGAAGCAGATCGCGCCGATATGTACCGTCTTGCCGTTACTGTCGAAGAGCGCGCCGGTCTCACCGGAATTCATTCCGATCAAGCCGGGGCCGTCGATCACCTGCCCCTCGAGCTGCGCCTTGAGCACTCCGCCAGCGCAACCGAAGGCGGCAGCGGGAACCCAGATCATCAGCGCGGCGGCCATGGCGGCGTTGATCTGGGCCGAGTTGTCGGCCCTTGCTGCGCTCGCGCCGAAGATGCGGATGTCGGCCCGCTGGAAGACGGTTTTGATCAGCTCGGCCGAGACCGAAGAGACCTTGCGATAGATCGACACCAGCTCATCGCCTACGCCAAACACGTTGAAGTGTTCGCCATCAGCGACTGTCGCGAGCCCTTCGGCAACATCGGCTTTGGGATTGAGGGCGGCACGCGCAGCCTCCTCTGCAGCGAGAGCGGTGTTCGCGGAAACAGCAGCGTTCGAAGCCGCGGCTTCCCCGAGTGTCGAGATTGGTGCACGACCAAGCGTGCCGTTCTTCACGACCGGAACGGTTTCGGACCCGTCGATCGATGCCGGATCGATTGCAGGCAAGTTGCTGACGCGGCTCACGGTTGAGGCTCCCATTGTTCGGGCGCGGTCGGATCGAAGGCAGCCAGGTCGGCCATCGCCGCGGCATCGATCGCGGCGGCGATGGTGGCGGCGTTCGCGCGGACCGCATCGATCGCGGCAAAGCGCGCATCGGCTTCGCTTCCGCCGATCCGCAAGTCGATCAGCTGCTGCTGGAGATCCGCGATCTCGGCGATGCGCCGCGCGGTCTCGTTGACCAGGATTGCATGGAGCCGGGCGCGGCGTTCAGTAACGGTCAGGGTGCGCTGGCGGGACATGACCGGCGTTCCCGTCTCGCTCGGCACGATCGCGACCGGCGCCTCGCTCGCCTGCGCCTCGAGCAGTTCGGCGTGCCGCGCAGGATCGACCGGAAGCGCATCGCCCGGGATTCGGGCGGGGGCATGAACGGCATCGTCGTAGAAGCCGCCGGTGGAAGGGCTGAAGAACAGGGTCACGAGTTGTCGATCTCCCCGACGGCGATGAAGGTGCAGGACTCGGCGGTGTTGGTCGCACTGAAGGCGGCGAAGCCGGTGGCGGTGATCGTGTTCGCGCGGACGCGCGCGTTGTTGGAGCTGACCCCGGTGTCGGTCGAATCGCTCCCATCGGCGACGACCGAGAATGCGGGCTGGGAAAAAGCGAGCGGGAAAGTGACCGTGGTCAGCGCGTCGCCTGCAGCGGTGAACCGACCCCACTGTAGAACGACCAGACGGGCGGGGTCTGCCGTAGGAATCGAGATGTAGCCGCTCTGGCCGACGGACTTGACGATCCCGCCCAGCGCGGCCGGCGTGATCGCGCGATCGGCGGCAGTGCCCGCAAGAACGTCCGCCGCGCTGGCGGCAAGCACCTGCAGCACGCGGTTGCTGGCCAGAGTGCCGCCGCCGGTGACAAGGCCCGAACCGGATATGGTGCGCGCGAGCAGCGCATCGATCAGCCCCTGAAGGGCGGCGTCGGCATCGGTCCGCTGCTGCACCTCTTCGCCGATGACCTGGTCGAGCGACGCGTCGGCATTGCCACGCGCGCTGGCTTCGTCGGCGATCGACTGGATGATCGGGGCGAGCACTTCCGCGAGGCGGGTGGCAAGCTTGAGCGGGGTGACGATCCGCCCGTCGTCCGCTTCGTCGTCGACCTCGACCTGCGTCGCGATTTCGGCCACGCCCTTCACGGCTTCGGTGGCGGGCGGGTAGAGGAAGCTGGCATCGCCGAAGGCAATGTCGCCGGCGATTGCCTCGGAGAAGGCTATGTCAATCGAGAACAGGAAGCTCGCAATATCGACCTTGCGGAATAGCGGGCCTTCGGCCCGCGAGTAGGCGGCGAAAAGTGTGCCATCCGCAAGGTAGAGCGCGAGGCTGCGCACATCGTAGGTCTCTGCGCTCGCATCGAGCGCAGTCATGTGGATGATCGTTTCGGAAACCGACTGGCCCGAGAAGGTATCGATCCGTTTGAATTCACCAGGACGCGCGATCAGCGTGGGCGAGACATCCACGATCGCTGCGGACAGACCCAGCGCGGAGATCTCGATCGCGGCGATCTTGCCCGCCTGCGCATCGACCAGGGCATCGAGCCCGGCGGTGGTAACGGTGAAGACGAAGCCGCTCATGCCGCCACCAGGAAGTCTTCGGTTGCTTCGTTGCGCAGCGGCTCGCCATCCTCGGTCTGCAGGTAGCTCGCCCAGACCGGATCGAGCGCGGCTTCGGCGTCCGCGTCGGCATCGAGCCTGGTGTGACCGGCCGACCAACCCGCGCCCAGCAGCCAGGCATTGGCCTGGGCCTTCATGCGATAAACGGCGGACATGTGCGCACGAAGCGGTTTGACCTGGGCAATGTCCCGCAAGAGCGCGGCGACCAGTTCCGTATCGTATTCGACCGGGCTGACCGTCTTCAGAGGAAGCTCGAGCCGGAAGGTATGGGGATCGAGGTTTTCGCGATCCTCGAACCATTCGACAATTTCGATCAGCGGATCGAAACGGTCCAGCACGGTGCGCAGGCTTGCTCGGGTACCCTTACGGCGCTGTTCGGCGATCGCCGCGGCAATCGCACCGCGCTTCTGCTGTTCGGTCCATCCGGTGTCCCAGATGTCGATCGAGATGCCCCATGCCAGCCAGGGCAGCAGTGCGGCGGGGCACGTCGCGGGGTTCCAGACGTCGCCGATCGGCACCGGCACCGCCGCGAGGCGTGCCTGCTCGACCAGATCGAGCTTGCGTTCGAGCGCGGTGGAGTTGGGGGGAAGGATGGTCATGTGTCAGTCCCCGAGACGACGACAGAGCGGGTGCCGACATTGGCGCATTGCGTAAGGTCGATGACGACGTCGGCAGCGGGCGCGACCAGCGCGACGTTCTGGACGCCCGTGACATGCAAGGCGGCAGTGATTGCCGAGCGTGTGAGGTCGCGGCCCAGGCGGCGGTTGCTCGCAAGCAGATCGTCAAGCGCGGCGTTCGCAGCGGTCAGGATCAAGGTTTCGTCGGGGCCGGGGTAGAGGGTCAGCTGCGCGTCGATCGCGACGTCGACGATGTCCGCGCCTTGCACCGTGACCTGGTCGGTCAGCGGGCGAACTTCATCATCGTCGAGCAACGACTGGACCGTGGCGACCAGCTGTGCAGGTGCGCTGCCATCGCCGCTGCGAGAGAGGACGGAAACGGTGACTTCGCCGGGGGCGGGGCT